ACCGTAGAGTTGTAGAGCGTGGCTGTGTGCGCACTTGAGTTGACAATGATATATGTCTTGGGGCTTGGCGGAGCGTAGACGTTAAAGACTGCGCCGGTTGTGGTGGTCAGCTCAATCATGGCACTGCGTGCCTGATCCGCCGCACCGTCGGCAGTGGTGAACGCTTGATTTGCCGAGGTGACCGACACCGTCTCATAGCCAGAAATGGCATCTTCGATCAGGGTTCCGAGATTGGTGTTGGTAGTGGTCCCCCACGTACCGGCCTGCTCGCCGTTGCCGATCAGCGCAATGCGTAAATTAGGGGAAAAGGTGCTTGGCATGACTATCCTCTCAAAGATGCCCGATTATCCTTGGAGGGTGTCGGGCTGTAAAGCGGCTCAAATAAACCACGAAATGATGGAGTACCGGGTTCCACGGGTTACCGGCAAAACCTCATGGGGGAACATGAAGTTCGATGGAAACATGAGAGCAGAACCAAGCTTGGGCTTGTAGACAAGCTCTTGCTGGAAAAAACCAAACCCGCCACCTTCGTAGTCATCGTTTATGACAAAAGAGCATGAGATGGCCCTTGGATGAGCCTTGAACGAGTCCACATGCTCCTTGTAGAACTGACCCTCGGTGTACCGCAAAAGGTCGTACCCTGAGTCCTGCTCTATCTTGGCGAGTGGGAAGCGGTCATTGTATGCCTGTATGGCCGCAGAGGCACAGGCAAACATCTCATCGTCCAGCGCCTTGCGAACCGCTTGGTTTTTGGCGATTACGTCTGGCATCGAAAGCCCGAGGCTGTCCACGTTTCGGATGTCTTTTGACACAGTGTTGGTTCCAACTTGTGCGGGACGCCACTCATCAGACGGGCCGTACTCGGCCAGAATCCGGGCGCACAGGTCCGGAGGCACGATGTTTTCAATCTCGCAGATGTATGAGTGAAGGTGCTTGTTGTCCATTACGCCGCCTGTTTTTTGTCGAAATACGCCCACTGGTACTGGCCAAGTGCCCGAACATAGTGCAGGAACACCTGAACGTACTCTTGGCCTTCAAAGGCATCCCGCCAGTGGTCTGCTACGCAGCCTTGGTACACCACGCCGTCACCGGGATTCATGTCCACGCCCACCTCAACCATGTCAGGTCGCTGAAAGAATATCTTCCATGGAGCGTCTTTTTTGAGGTTTAGGGTAACGCTGACCTCGCAGGCTGGGCGATCACGGTGCCGGTGAAGCACTTCGCCATGCGAATACACGCGAGCGTAGGAGTAGGTGGGCAACACCTGCTCCCCGGCAATCTCGCTTATTTTGGGGGTCAGCTCAACCAGCAACCGAACAAACGGCATGTAGTTGTAGACGGAAGGTGACATTGGCGCTTGCGAATCTCCGGGGCTTCCGTGGGATTTTGTGTACGCGATGAACCCTTCGGCCAAATCGCTGGCGCGATTTGCGTCAATCATCTGCAGGGTCGATACGTAATTGTTTTGCTTGAGCATGGGGATCACAGTGTGGCAGCCAAGACAAACAGCTCATCAACTTGCTCACTTGTCAGGCCCATGCTCTGCGCTGCGGAGTTTAAAACAGGCTCGTCCCGACGCCACATCGTGGCTTTGTCAATGTACGCCTTCTCGGAAAAAGTCCGAGCTGGGTCGGTCGCCCATTGGGTGTACTCGGCAGACAGGCCAGATTGATCCAATGCAAGAAGTCCCTGCAAGGCGGTAACCGTTGGAGTGGTGTCTTCTGGTATGACGGGGTTTTGCTCTTCGTACAACGCCTCGGCCTCCACGAACATTTCCAGCGCACGAGAGAAGTCGTAGTCATAAACTCGGCCATCAAAGGGAGACCGCTCGGCCCACATCTCCGTCCCAGCCTCAATGATGAACGAAAATCCGTCAACCTTGATGGTAGAGCAATCCATCTCTACCGAGTCTTGGTCGTTGAAAAAAACGCGGTTTTGTTCGGCCTCAATGTATCGTGTGTATTTCATTGTTGATCCTTACAGGTGAATGATATATGCAACCGCATAGTATGGCGGGCGGTTTTCGTGAGGGTCATCTGCCGTTGCCGTCAAGGTAAGGGTGCCCGTGTGCAAGTGATCGCCAGCGGGAGAAATGGATGTTGTGTGCGAGTGAGCGCCGTTTGGGTTCATGGTTGATCCACCGCCGGAGCTGTTGGTTACAGGCGTGCCAGCGGCTCCAATAGGTCCGGGTGTTCTACGTTGAGAGCTGGGGTGCGTGTGATCGCCTCCAGAACCAACAGTAACCGTGTGATCGTGCACTCCAGCAGGAGCAAATGACGAAGGCGACGTATGCGTGTGTGCGGCTATTTGAGGGGCAGTCAACAGCACTGTTGAAGACCCACCAGTGTCTCCTACCGTGTAACTTGATCCCGCGCCAACAATAAATCGATCACGCAAGTCTGGAGTGCCACTAGTTCCATCACACAAGTACCATCCCGTTGGGATAGACGCGATTAACCCCGTCCACACAACAACAGCCCCAATTGGCACAGCGGCGGTTTGCTCTGAATTGTCTGGGAATCTTACGCCCGTAGAGGTCAATGCTGATGTCATGGAACCTCCATGATAAACGCCAAGGCGTAGTAGGGAGGGCGGTTTTCGTGGGCGTCACCAGCACCCTGATTGTTGATGGTCGCAGTCAAGACGTGTGTGTGAGAACCCGTTGTGTTCAAAGAAGCTGGGTGATTGTGTGCGCCACCAGCTCCTGTGGATGGCTGCGTTCCATAGGTGCCACCAGAGCTTCCAAAACTTCTTGGGCCGGGCGATCTAATGCCCGAAAACGAGTGATTGTGGCTGGCTTCCGTGTTGGTTGTTGTTCCTGTGTGCGTGTGTATGTTGGCGGGCGCGGTTAACAACGATGCGGTGTGATTGTGACCAGCAAGCTCCGGCGAGGCGAGTGCGACTTGCGCTGTGCCTCCTGTGTCGCCGACCGCATACGTGGCCCCGGCTCCAACTAAAAACAAGTCCCGCAGGTCAGGGGTTCCATTTGTCCCATCGCACAGCTGCCATCCAGTGGGGATTGATGCGATAGACCCCGACCAAAATGCAACAGTCCCATTGGGCAAGGCCGTAGCCTGCACAGTGCTATTGGCAAAGCGTACCCCGGTGCTAAGTAGTGCGGCTCCCATGTTATGCCTTCATCAAATAAGCCAGCGCATAGTACGGAGGCCGGTTTTCGTGGGAGTCGCCAGCGCCTGCTGGGCTGACCGTAACCGTCACAGTGTGCGTGTGGTCTCCCGCAGGGCCGGAGTTTGGTGATGTGTGCGAGTGTGTGTTGGCGGGAGAAATGCCACCCACGCCAAAATAAGCAGGGCCAACACCAAATGGCTGCGGCCCACTTGGGCTGTTTAGCGCAGGAGAATACGTGTGCGTATGGGTTGCCGTGGTCGAGGTGGTGACGGTGTGCGTGTGCGATCCTGCATCATCTATCGTGTTGCTTGCCACAGGGTGGCTGTGTACAGCAAGTTGCGGTGCCGTCAAGGTAACCGTATCAGAGCCACCTACATCACCCACCGCATAAGTAGACCCAGCGCACACAACAAACTTGTCTTCCAAATTAGGGGTGCCGTTTGTGCCGTCGCATAGATACCAACCTGTGGGTATAGATGCAATGTTCCCGTACCACATGATTACCCCGCCCGAGGGGAAGGCACGCCGCTGCACAGTCCCGTCTGGAAACTCCACTCCGGTGCTCAAGAGTGCTGCCGGCATTACAGCGTCTCGTTCGACTCAATGTCGCCAACGGCTTGAATGCCACCCGCTGCGGTGAGTTTTGCTTTGGGTGTCCCCCCAGATGCGAACACCAAATCGCCAGTGTCTTCGTAAACCGTCCACCCACCACCGAGACTGATCGCGTTTGCGGCGTCAAAAAACACAGACTTTCCCGCAGGGTAGGTTACAAATACATCCTTGCTGTTTGCGGAGAAGTTGACCAAACTGCCACTGTTGCTGGAGTCAAGGACGGTGTCTCTGGAGAGCGTAGTGCCCGATGCAGTGTAGGTACCAATCCCCACCTCCCAAGTCGCCGCCCCCACGTCCACGATCGCATAAAACGTGGTGTTCCCGTCGCCGATAACGGAGAAGTTCTGGTATCCCGCAGGAGCCGCGCCGAGGGTAAGCGTGCCTGTGCCGGACGTTGTAGACGTTGACTTGACTCGATCTTTAACTACAAGTGCCATTGTGTGTCCTTATGGCGCGGTGCGTATGAGCACCCAAGCTGCGCCCGAGTCGGTTTGAACAAGTTGCCACACAGCGCCGGAGTCTGTCTGGATCGTCGCCCAGCTGTTGGATTGCGCGGTCTGCAGAACCTGCCATCCGGGCGGCGTATCGGTTGCGATATTTTGCCACGCTACGCTCTGGCTGTCATTAATCAGTTCCCACAGAAGGCGTTGGACCAACTGATCTTGGGCAACAGCGGAGTTTGAGACAAAAACACTGAACCCGGCCCGAGCCACAAGAGACTCAACACCCGACGCAGCATTGCTGACAATGACCACAAAAACGGTGTTACTCGACACCTCATCCAACAGCGCCGAAGCCTCCACGAGCTGCCCAGAAAAGTCAGCGTTTGCGGATACGGAGTCCAACCCTGCCGCTCCCGCTGCAGCCACAACATAAAAACCAACGTTTGCCGCAGTTGAATCTTGGCCAGAGCTCGACTCGTCAATACTGGCGGCATACGCCAGCCCACCGACAGCCTGATCCGCTATATCTGAGCTCTCAAGTAGGGAGGCCACAAACACGGCCAAGGCACTCGATTCATCCGCAGCCGTAGCGGATGCCTGCACCGCCGCTTGAAACGCTGCTACAGCCGCTTCTGTGGCCTGCGCCGAGGCCCCTTCTTGGGTATTTGATGCGAAAGCCGATTGTGCAGTAACGCTTTCTTGCGTCGTAGCCGCCGCAGAGACCGCCGCATTGAACGCGCTCGGGCTGACCGTTACATCGTCTGCACTGGCGGCTGCCTCAGAAAGTGCCGCAGGGAACGTAGCGATAGAAGCCACTGAGTCCGCGCCGGTCCCGTTTTGGGCGATGTTCGCCAAAAACACAGCTAGGGCAGACGTGGTGTCAGCCCCTACTCCAGACTCCGTTACCGAAGCCAGCCATTGGACATAGGCCGTAACAGCATCGGAGGAAGCGCTACTCTCCGAAACGCTGGCTGGAAAAACAACCGACCCGGAGGTGGCGTCATCCCCAGTAGCATTTTCGAGCGACGAAGCGAAGAACGTCGCAATGGCCGAAACGGAATCGGACGCAGTTGATCCATCAGCGGAAAGACCAACAAAAGCGGCCTGCGCCGCTACCAGCTGCGATGCTGCCGAACCCTCTGCGATGGATGCCGATACAACTGCGCCAGTAGCACTGAGCGCAGAGAACGGGGTTACGCTATACGGGGTATCGGCAAACACACATCAGACCGCAATCAAGTTGCGTCCAAGCTGAAGGTGTACGTGACGTTCAAAGTGTCACCAGAAACCACCGTGCGATCTCCGGGGGACTGGAAGTTGGACACAGAAAACAACGTACCGCTGGTGCCTGTAGCCACGTCAGTCAAGAACGCACCGGCGACCACGCCGCCAGCACCAGAAATAGTGAACGACACGGGCGAGCCGTTTGCAATCACCGAAGGGTCGGCGGCGGTTGCAGAGCCAAACGTGATGCTGCCACGGTTACCAGAGTAGTCGGTGTACTCGGTCCAGCCAGCATGTGAAGCCAGCGTGTCAGCAGCCGCGTAGGTATTACCAGCACCGGGGCCAGTGACCAGACCCAGATACCAAGCAGCAGTGTAGGTAGAGCCAGCAAAGAACGTATCGTTCATGTACTGAAGACCCTCGTTCACCACGAGGTTGTGAGCTTCATCTTGCCACTTGAGGTTGCCCTCGCTGTCGAAACATTGCACGGTGTAGACACCGCCGGCTTGGACTTTTTCGCTGTTCATTTCAAACTCCTGTCAGGAAAATCGGATCAGTGCGCTGGTCACTGTGTTGGCGGGCATCTGCACCAAGAAGGTGTTGGTTGCAGTCTTGTCGGAACCAAAGTCCAAGACCGCGACGGACTTGTTTGCTTTGGAGCTATTGTAAATGAGGGCACCCCGTGCGGTAAACGCTGCAGGGTTCCACGACACATTGGCGAAGTTCACATAGCCAGCCGCGTTCACGCTGATGCCGGTCATAACTTCCCCGCCGGCCGTGTAGCCAGTCCCGGATGTTTCGCCGGTTACTGTGTAAACGGCGGTGCTTGCATCCAAGTCGGCCGTAGCCAGATACAAAGCGATCTTGAACGTGTCGGTGTTGAAGTCGTGGATGCCTTGCAGAAGCTCGGCCTTGAACGAAGTGGTTGCGGTTTGGGTGATCATGTGACTTGCTGCCTAAATTGGCCGCTACGGTAAGCGTCCTGACGCTCCAAGCCGTCGCCGAGGCGCTTGGCGAGCGCCATAGCCTCTTTGTATTTAGTTTCCAGAACAATGCCTTCAGTTTGCACATCGACCTTCATGAAGATCGCAGCTTCAACCAAAGCGCCGTACAACAAGACGGAATCAATGTTGTCACCCACCCAAGTCGTGCCGGCTGTGACGATCGACTCAGGATAGTAGTAGTAATGAAGTTCTACATTATACGCAGCATCTGGCGTTGGACCAAGGATGAAGCTCAGCTCGGTCGTGGGGGCTGGGGGGTTTGTGTTCGTGGTCGTTGGACCAAACAGCGCATAGTACTTCGGGATGCCGGTAGACGCCGGGTTAGGGTACGCCTGACGGATGAAGTTCACATCCTTGTTCAGCAGGAACTCGTAGCGCCCTGTAGCGTCCACCACGGCCATTGAGTACACCGACAAGAAGTCAGAGGGCGACGACAGGTACTTGTTCGATACCGTGGTCAAGCCCGTCACGTTCTTGCGGATCGAGGGGAACTGCACCGTGTTGTAGATG